TATGGTAGGGAAGAAGCTAACAGAAAAGTAAAGCAAGCAATAAAGATTAAAAAAATATTTGGATCTAATAGGGATGATGCTGATCTATGGTATGAACTGGGTCAAGCAAAGCCAGATAAAGCAGCGTTCCAATATTTCAATACATATATACAGGCAGATGAAACACAAAGAGAACGCATGGAAAACTCCTTAAAACAATATGAATGGATTAACACTAGAGACTTCCAACTGGAACTTGGGAGACTATGGGGTGAATTCTCTGAGAAGAATAAAGAATGAAAGGTGTCCACGATTACATAACTAAGGATGGATTAAGAGTAGTCAAGGTACATTACTCAGCAGATCCAGACAAGGATGTCACCACGGTAGAAGGTAAGAAGTGGATGGCTAAGGCTCTGCTTGGTTATCCTGGTGGGTTAGAGGGAGCTAAGTGGCGAAGGGAAATGGAGATAGATTTTAATGCACAAGGGGGTCAGCTTGTATTCTCACAGATGGATGAGCATAGAGAGAGGATCTTAATACCACCTCTCAAGGAGATCCCTGATGAGTGGAGACTATATGGTGGATTTGATTATGCAGGCAGGGGGACAACAGCTTTCGTAATCATAGCACATGATAGAAAGAATGATGATTACTACTGTATCTATGAATACTATAAGAAGACAGCAGGTTATGTAGCCACATGTGATCATATCAAGGGATGCGAATACTACCATCTATTAGATTGGATGGTTGCTGATCCATCTATGTGGGCTAAGACACAGGAGCGTGCAGGAGTCACTGACCTTGTCAGCATGGCACAATTGTTTAGTGAGCAAGGGGTACACTTCATTAAGGGATCACGTGGTGGGGATACAGAGTTTGCTGAACTGATCAATGAGCAGATGTGGGGTAAGATGAACTCTAAGAAGGGCGTGCATAAGAATCCACGCTATAGAATATTTGCTAACTGCAAGAACCATTGGAGTGAGATGTCTCAGTGGAGATACTCAGAATGGGCTAACGCTACAGGTCAACACAAGAACGTAAAGGAAACAATGATAGATAAGAACAATCATAGTATTGATGCTGCTAAGTATGTATTCAAGATGCTCTCCACTAACTGGATGGCTGAGAAGGTAGACAGCTTTGATATAAACAAACATATCGTTAACTAGGAGAACATATGGTACACTACAAAGAAAGGAAGCCACCAAAGATTTGGGGTAGAAAACCGAAACCTCCTAAAGGGAAGCCACTACCACCAACTAAACGAATTCCACCTAAGAAAATTAAACCACCTAAGAAAAAAGAAAGGAGATACTAATGCCTAAGTACAACACACACGAAGAGAATCTTGCCGAATACGGTGATGATTATGATAAGATTAAAGTAATGAAACCAGAGGAAGATCTGACTGATGTGTCCTCAATAGCAGGACGCAAGCGTATCAATGCTTTGGTAGGTAATATTATAGACATGTCTGATTCAACTCCTAACAGAGTCCATTGTGGCGATATCGGTAGCAAGTAAGAACATAGACTACACCCAAGGGGGGTTGTCGTTGCAGATCAAGAACGCATGGCATCCATGTGACATGGTCACTGGAAGCCTGTTCTTGGGAAACGATGATAACCCACAGGCGTACTGTGTTGTATCTGCCAAGCTACCAAGGACGTATGATGCTGATAGGAATGAGTGGAGAGAAGATCCAGAGTATCATATCTTTGATGAGATTATTGGGAGGTTGTCTGAGGATTTCATACAAGATGTGAAAGATTTTTTACATGAGAATAAAGTGGAGAGATTAATCTTCGTATGTTCTGATGAAGAGTTAAGGAATAGAATTAGGAGGGATCTACGCATCAGGGTTATCTTTGAGGATGAGAAGAGAAGAAATAATAATTCCGTTATACTGAGGGAATGGTTTGCAAGAACCAAGAAGGATGGTGAGGATGCACAGCTCAAGATATGGGGGGTATGTTCAGAGGCTATCAAATCTAATTACCCACCTGCTCGTGACTGCATCGTGAGGTTGCTTGAGTATTATGACAAGCGTAAGAAATCAAATATCTCAGTAGTCAGACCAAACAAAATGAGAGACGGATACTCGTAAGGAGGCCAAAGATAGAAGATGGTGGAGATATAGGGAAGCATTATGAGAAGCAGGATAAGTTTATTAACCTGCTCTTGTTACACCCAAACCAAAGTAAGTACAGGTCTGCAATGTTGGCAGGTTATGCTGTCAAGTCACTGGAGAAACGTGTGCCTGCCCTGATGAGAGATAAGAAATTTCTTGCTAGGTTGGAAGAGAAGAGGAAAACATTAGAGGAGTCAGCCAACGTAAACGTTGACAAGGTGGCTCAGGAATACGCACGTATAGCATTCCTAGATCCTTCAGAATATTATAAGTTTACACAGGATGGAGGAATAGAAGTAAGTAAATCATATGCTATTGATATGCGTCCGATAGCTGAGATTGAGGAGGTTCGCTCTGGGAGGGGATCTAATGGAAAGAATCTTATTAAGCTTAAGTTCTATAACAAGATGGATGCACTGAAATCATTGAGAGATATGCTTGGATATGATAAACCAACTAAACACGCAGTCGCTGGAGTTATCGGGACTGAACAAGGACTCAGTCAAAAGGGGATTGAGTCGGCTATCATCGGACTCCTTGGGGGAGTTACACAAACTCCTATTGCTGAGACATTGGATAGCACACCCGAATAACTTTATCTTTAGTAGTGGTATCGTCATGACCAAGGATGAGCATGACAGCGATACACCAGTTAAATCGTTCCCACCTAAAGATTATCTTAAAGAAGTTATTAGTGCTGTTCATGAATCCAGCAGAATATTTATACCCAAGAGTAGACAGATAAGAATGTCATGGGTCATGATATTGTATGCTTTATGGTTAGCTTTATTCTTTCCACACCAAGCTATCTTTATACAGAGTAAGAAGGAAGAGGATGCAGCATCGCTGGTATATGACAAGAAACCAGAGAACTCTCGTATGTCATTTGTGTATCACCACTTGCCATCATGGGTTAAAGAAATGAATCCTGTGGATTGCAGTTACGCTAAGATGAGGTTCGCTAATGGGAGTATTGTCTGGGGGATACCAGAAGGGGGACACATCATCCGATCTCACACGGCTAGTCTGGTGATCTCGGATGAGTGTGCCTTCCAACCTGAGTTTGAAAACGCCTACACTGCGGCTGTTCCTATGGCTAAGAAGATAGTAGGCTTATCTTCCGCAAACGGTGGGACATTCTTTGGGGATATTGTAACGGAGGTAATCTAAGCATCGTGTGGTTTCTCACTAATATACATCACTAGCCTGTAATCTTTCGGATGCTTATTATATTTCTCAAAATCTTTCATAACCTGTTCAGCTACATCGTATGTCAAGTAGCACCCGAAGTCCCACTCTAATCCCCACTTACCATTTATCTTTTTTTCTATGACATAAACAAAGTTTCTATGATGGTGTACGGATGTCATTTAGTAAACCCAAATAAGCTGATCAGACTTATCTTTATCTATATCAACATGTATAAAACCATCCTTACCAGACACACCTATTCGGGAGAACAGATCATGTTTCATTATTAGTTGTACCAATGCATATCTTTCTCTGCTAGTTTTGGCAGAGATATCCGCAGCTAAACCTTTGGCATGACTACTGATTCCTTTGGACTCAGGGCGTGATATCGTTAGGGGGTGATCCTTACATCTAAAGCCACTGTTAATTTTTATTGGTAGCTTATATAACTTCCTTAATTGTTCCAGCTTTTCTACTAACTTGAAGCTTACACCTAGCTCACCATATGGTGTACACTTCTCACACTTACATGATAGTTCTGTTGGGTCAAAGTATATAAAGTCCCATGATACAACTTCATTGCTTTTCATTGTGTCCACCCTTTCCCTTCCGAGCCTTGTTACCCTCATGTTGTTGTTGAACCACCTCTTTAAGTCGTATAATATTGTCATTATCTTTATTCATCCTCCTCCCACAGTAAGCAATATACATTAACATTTCCTGCCAGCATTTATATGCTTTAGTTTTTTTACCACCAATCTTTGTTAGCTCCCTACCTAACCAATCAATACATTCATTAGGACATTCAAGCTTTTGTCTTAGGTCTGGTGTCTTCATTGACTTGCTCCATAAAATCTTCTACTGGTATTACTGAATAATATAACGTAGATCTTTTTTCTACAGGGAATACCCTGTTGTTCTTTGTGTACCAATGATCATGTGGTACTACTACACGCCAAGGTTCTCTACTACGTCTGAAAAATAAAACAGGCAATCTTTCTGCCGATGCCTGTTCAACTGTTTGCTCCCACCATTTCTCTATCTGTAACTTCTCTTGGAACTTTACTTCTATAGCGTACCCATCCAGACCTAACACATCATAGCCACCATCTTGAGTCTGCATGAGGTTACGTTTGTACTCACCCCCCAGCTTCTCAGCTAGTAGCTTGCATATCTCCCTCTCCCCTCGTTGTCCCTTCTGCCTGCTTGCCCTGCTCATAATTTGTTTCTCCTGAACAACAAGGTGAGTAGTTGCCATGACATACTTCACATTGGATATGACCATGTACATCAATAGGTGTTGTTTCATGTAAACACAGACTACATATTTCTTTCATTACGTTTCCATCTCCTATAGACAGATAGACTAGCCCATCGTTTATATAAGTGGCATCCGTATATCCATAACATCCCTGCGTCAATAAGGATGATGCCAAATTGTTCTGTGTAGATCCACATCCACACCCAAAACCATTGTGTAACAAATGCAAGAGGGACACCCCAACTGTGATGATGATTTGTGATTGCCCATATGCTTACCAATGTAATACTAGATAATACTATTTCTGTTAGTAACATAAGAAAAGAAAACCCCTGTCTCCGTTGTCAAAGCTGACACAAGATATAGTTATCTATACTCTAACGCTCCCACGCTGGATCACTGATTTTTTTTGTAGCTAAATCCATTGGTCACCCGAAGGTGAACTATTGTAAGATTAGAGACAGGAGCTTATTAATCTAATTGTCTAAATTCTTTTTTTGTTTCTTGCTCTTGTTCAATTTGTTCCTTCATAAACAAGAGATGGCTTTCTATAAGTTTTATTTTTTCGCAATGCTCTTTGAGTATGTACTCAAGATTAGTAATGATTGCACCTATAGTAGTATGCTTCCCTTCATTACCTTCTTCCCCATGTGCAGACATTGTATGTCCTCCGATTCAAGTTCTTTAAGAACAGGCAACTCAGATGCCTTGTATATTACTTCCTCAAACCTATCCTTAATACTATCAAATATTTCATCACGACACAAATAAAATAATCCAGTTTCTCCTTCAATTAGGGCAAGCATAGGAGAAAACATCTTAACATACCCATTTGTTTCAAAGGACTTACGCCATTCATCCATCTTGATTACTGACAGCTTCTTGAATGTAAAATCCAATGCACCTCTCTGCATTTCTATACTAGAAAGTTCTGGCTCATCCTTCTTGATGTTATCATACATCTCATCATAGAGATTGTTAACTATGTCACCCATCAAAGAGAGAACTTGAGGACGTGAAGGTTTGTGTCCTCTTGAGTCCAGAACTTTCGATGCTTCCTTTTCGTAATCCATTGTCAGCCTCCGTTATAGTTTGTGTTGTCTTATTATAATTAACATGTATTGTTCTTGGTGATACACCATTCCTGTTCTTGGCAAGCTTAATATAATATTGTTCAAACTCTGCTGGCCCTGAAGGATCAGCATTCTTAATCATCTCGTAATGTAGGATCATAAATATGTCTGCATCCTGAGCCAACTGCCAACACTCACCCACGTTAACCAAGTCTGGATCTTTATCACCGTCCCTGTTGAGCTGTGCTATCACGATTGCTTTAACGCCAAGCTTGGTACATGCATTCTTGATAGCTTGATTGTATCGCCCAAGAGATATACGCCTGTTGTTCTCTTTGTATGACAGCTTATCTGATTCTATGTGACCGATGTAATCTATGATCACTACCTCTATGCCATACTTACTTTGATACTTATTGATCAAGCTTATTATTTTGCTAATATTCTTAGGCTTGTTGTGTGTCATATATAATGTTGACTGCTCAAGCTTCTTAGCTATGCTTGCAACATTAGCAAAGCTTGAATCCTTTTCATACCTACCGATCTCTATCTCATCTACTGTTACACCTGATAGGTTAGCAAGTACTCGACATAACATCTGATCGATGTTCATCTCAAGGTTAATATATAATACTGGTACTTTCTTTAACGCCAAGTTAAGAGCTATGTTTAATGAAAGCCCTGTCTTACCTACACCAGTAGAAGCAGCTATGACATTCAGATCCTTAAGCGACTTGATATGTTCATCAAGTGTAGGGATACCTGTCTTTAACCCTGTGTGTGCATCTGGATCTTCAAACCTTTTCTTTGCATCCAGAAACCCACGCTCTGCCATATCCTTTGGTGTGTATACATCCTTGTCTGCTGACTTGTTATCTATCTGATTCATTATACTGAATACAGATCCGTATACTTCTTCAAGCAACGGTGATGGATCATCTGTAATCTTATGTGCCTGATCAAGATACCCAGTCATCTCACCTATAAACTTACGTTGTAATGCTAGAGAACGTACCTTGTTGCAATGGTGTACAATAGCAGTTGATGTCGGCACATAATCTTCCAGTATCGACACCCATTCTATTCCACCCACTGTATCTAACAATGCATTGTTCTTTAACTGATCACACACGGTGAGCATATCAATACGCTTTGATTTTCTTTCAAGCTTCAACATGGTGGTATACATAACACGACATCGTCTGCTTAAGAAATCATCTGGATCAACCTTAGACATCGCTTCATGTATCATATCACTGTCCTTTAATATAGAAGACAGGATAGACATCTCAGATTCTTCACTGAACGGAGCCATCTTTATATCACTCATCGAATAACTCCTTTCTGTATTGTTCCCTGAGTAGCTTTTCCTTTTCTTCCTGAGCCTTCTGTATCTCTGAGTATGAAAGCTCAACAGTCTTCTCCTTCTGATGCGTGTCACGTAGACACCCGATAGAAGGATAGAACTTCATGTAATAACCTAATGACTTCTTGCCTTGCAACCATTCTTCCTTACTACTCAGCAT